GTAAACAGCTAGACGAAAAATACGGTAAAGGAAGCGTAAATCTTGAAACCGGAGAATTTACCCCAGCAGAATAGTTTTACGTTTAAAATACATATTTATTATCGTAACATTGACTGAATAAAGTTTATGTTTTACCTAGACTATTCATATTTATAATAGATAAATAAAACTTTAATAGCATTAACATGGCAGAAACATTAATCTCCCCAGGTGTAGCAGCAAGAGAAAACGATATCTCAGCAATCGCTCCAGCACCAGTAGAAGCAGGAGCAGCAATCATCGGACCAGCTGTAAAAGGACCGGTAGAAGAACCGACACTAGTTACATCATACGGACAGTATGTAAACACTTTCGGTACTACTTTTACTTCAGGTTCTAGTAAGCATGAGTTCTTAACTTCCATCGCTGCAAAATCATACTTTAATCAAGGAGGAAATTCTCTTCTAGTATCTAGAGTTGTATCTGGCTCATTCACTCCAGCAACTTCTTCAGCTTTAGTAGCTGCAGATGCAGGAGCAGCTCCATTCTCACTAGCTACTTTAGCAAAAGGATCTATTCAAAATAGCACTAGTGCACAAAATTCAGATAGCTCTTTAGTAAGTGGAACAGCCGATAATATTCGATATGAAATAAGTAATATTAATAATCAGAAAGGAACATTTTCACTACTTGTAAGAAGAGGAGACGATAACATCAAGCAAAAAACTATTTTAGAGACATTCAACGATCTATCATTAGATCCTGCTTCTTCTAATTATATTGAAAGAGTAATCGGTAATCAAACTAAAACTAAGACTACTGATGGCGATGTAACTTATTTTGCAACTGTAGGGGAGTACGTTAATCAATCTAAGTTTATTAGAGTAGCATCTGTTACAAGACAGACTCTAGACTACATTGGAAATGACGGATTAATTAGAGTAGGATCTGCATCAGGATCTTTACCTACAGCACAATCTGGTTCATTCGGTAGTGCAACAGGAGATATTGATACTGCAGGAGCAACTTATTTCCAAAATATCAGCAACACTAACACTCAAGGATTAGTAGCTAGTAACTATACTGATTCTATTTCAATTTTAGGTAATAAAGACGAATATATCTTCAATATTATTTCTGCACCAGGATTAATTTATGACTTTGGTACTCATAAGACTCCAATCGATTCAATTATCTCTCTAGCAGAAACAAGAGGAGATTGTATTGCAGTAATCGATTTAGAGCAGCATGGTGCTACAGTATCTAATACAGTATCTGCAGCTAATACAGTAAATAGTTCTTATGCAGCAGCTTACTGGCCTTGGTTACAAACTCAATCAGGGACTGGACAAAACGTTTGGATCCCAGCTTCAACTGTAATCCCAGGAGTATATGCATTCACAGACGGAGTATCAGCTCCATGGTTTGCACCTGCTGGTTTAACTAGAGGAGGTATTCCTAACGTTATCCAAGCAGAAAGAAAACTAACACGTACTAATCGTGATACATTATACAGTGCTAATGTTAACCCAATCGCTACATTCCCAGGAAGTGGCATTTCAGTATTTGGTCAGAAAACATTACAAAAACAAGCTACAGCTTTAGATAGAGTAAATGTTAGAAGATTGTTAATCGCACTTAAGAAGTTTATTGGGGATGTTGCTAACACTTTAGTATTCGAACAAAATACTACAGTAACAAGAAACACTTTCTTATCAACAGTTAATCCATACTTAGATTCAGTAGTACAGAGACAAGGTCTTTATGCATACAGAGTAATTATGGATGACACTAATAACACTAGTGATACAATAGACAGAAACCTTCTGATTGGTCAGATCTTAATTCAACCTACTAAAACAGTAGAATTTATTCAGCTTGACTTTACTATCGAACCAACAGGGGCAACGTTTACAGCATAATTTAAAAGTAGAATATTTATAATAAAGATAACATAACATGGCAGTATTAGATCCCAACGAAATAATGTTCAGATCCTTCGAGCCGAAGGTACAGAATAGATTTATCATGCTTATTGATGGTATTCCATCATTCATGATCAAAAATGTATCTGCACCGAATTTCGAAGA